GCCCGTGTACCCCGCCGTCTGGACGGCGTGACCGGCGGGTCCATCACGCTGAGCAACTCCACCCGTTTGCGCGCGTCCGGGAGCCTGCACCTCACGGAGGCGTGCGGGCCTATCGACTGGATGACGCAGCGCGTCCGCGTCGATTACGCCACGTCCGGCTCCTCGTGGGGCCTTGGCGTGTTCCTCCTGTCGGCTCCCACCCGCTCCTACGGCGAGGCCGGGTCCACGTGGGACGTGGACCTGTCGTCCCCGCTGGCCCTCCCGGACGCTGATTGCGTGGACCGCACCTACGTGGTGAAGGCTGGCTCTAATCTTGTTGACGTGGCGGCGGGGCTGCTGCGCGACACCGGCCTGGAGCGCCTATCCATCACTCCCTCGACGGCCACCGCGTCGTCCGACATCGTGTACGATCCGGGCAAGTCCAAGCTCACCATTGCTAACGAGCTGCTGAGCGCGGCGGGCTATTGGTCGGCGCACCCGGACGGTGAGGGCCAGGTCAACCTGGACCCTTACGTGCGTCCGGCGGCGCGCGGCGTGGCCTACGACTTCCGGGAGGGCGCGAGGGCTATCCACCTCCCCGAGTGGGAGCGTGAGCTGGACGCGGCCTCCGTGCCCAACAAGGTGGTGCTCGTGTCCGAGGGTAGTCAGGATAAGGCGGCGCTGGTGGGCGTGGCGACCAACGAAGACCCCGCGTCCGCCTACTCATTCCAGGCGCGAGGCCGGTGGATCGTGGAGACCCAGACAGGCGTGGAGGCGGCCAACCAGGAGTCTATCGACTCGCAGGCGCGCCGCCGCCTGATCGACGTGTCCACCCCGTCCGCGTCGATCACGATCCAGCACATGCCGGTGCCCCTCCAGCCCAACCAGGTGGCGGGCTTCTCCAGCCAGGGGCACACGGCGCAGGGCGTGGTGAAAGAGATCGAATACTCGTTGGACCCCACCGCGCTCGTTAAGACCAAACTCCTGGAGGTGACCGACCTGTGACCACCCTCGACTATCTCATGAACGTGGTAGCGGGCTTGCGCTCGCGCCTCGATCTCGCGCCCGTCTTCCGGTGGGCCGTCGTGGTCGGCACTGACCCGCTGCGCGTGCAGCTCGACGGCGACGCGACCCCGCTCGCAGCCGACCCGATCAACTTCGCGGGCGACCTGAAGACAGGCCGCCGCGTCTGGACAGTCAGCGTCAACCGCCGTCTCTACCTGCTGGGCACGGTGCGGGAGACGCAGACGGGCGACGGCGGGTCATCCGCCCCGGTGGGGACGGTCGTCGCCTACGCTGGCGTGAAGGCTCCCGCCGGGTGGCTCCTGTGTGACGGGTCCACCTTCAAGAAGGCGCAGTATCCGGCGCTCGCGGCGGTCCTCGGCGCGACGGGGACAGGCGCGGATTTCACCGTGCCTGACCTGCGAGGCCGTTTCCTCATGGGCACGTCGGCCACCCACCCGAAGGGGCAGACGGGCGGCGAGGAGACTCACACCCTGACCACGGCGGAGATGCCCTACCACTCTCATAAGGTGATCGGTCAGGGCTACAGCGGCGCGTGGTTCAACGGTGTGGGCATCTGGCAGTCGGATGCTGGCTCGGGTGGTAAGTGGACTATCCCCGCCGCCGCCGCGAGCGGTCAGCTTGGCTACCTGGAGGCGGCGGCTACGGGTGGCAACAAGCCGCACAACAACCTCCCGCCGTTCTATGCGGTGGGTTACATTATCAAGGCATGATGAGAGAGGTACATATCATGACCGCACCGAGCACGGCGCTGATCGCCGCGACGCGAGATCAGACGCTGAAGGACAGGGCTGTGGCACTCGCTGCCACCCTGGGGATGACCGAGAACGAGGTGGAGGCGGCGTGGCGTAGCCTGATCGTCACGAACGCGGACAGCACCGGCAAGATGACCATTGCCGACGTTTACGCCTACGCGCTGGAGGTGCGTCGTCAGGAGCTGGCGAAGCTGCCTCCCGAGGTGGGCGCGAACCTCGCGGCGGTCACCGACGAACACCTGCTGTTTGCCCTCCGGCAAGCACTGAAGGACAAGAAGGAGAACTGACAACATGCCAGATATTGACGCTTTCGCGTATGACATGCAGTGGTGGTGCCAGTACGGGGACCTGGGCTATGACCAGTGGAACCGCTGGGACCTGCGCGTGGGTGGCGAGACCGACTGTTCGGCGCTCGTGATCGGCGTGCTGAAGGCACGCGGATTTGACACCGGCAACGCCACCTACACGGGCAACATGGCCCGCGAGCTGACGGCCAGGGGCTGGGACCTGCTCGACCCCGATACCGATCTGGAGCGTGGCGACATTCTGCTGAACCACGCCAACCACGTGGCGGTCTACCTGGGCGGCGGTCTGCTTGCTCAGGCCTCGATTGACGAGCGCGGGGAGATCGCGGGCGGACAGGCGGGCGACCAGGCCAACGAGACCAACGTCAAGGCCTACTACGATTACCCGTGGGACTGCGTGCTCCGCTACACGGGGTCCGACACGGGCGGCCAGTCCACCTACGGCCACGGATCCGGCTACAATCCGAACGCCTACGGCGAGGACTACGTGCGCGAAGTCCAGACGCAGCTCCTCGCGCGAGGCTACGACCTCGGGGAGGACGGCGCGGACGGCATCCTGGGCGAGCAGACCTACAACGCGATTAAGGCCTTCCAGGAGGCTAACGGCGGCTTGGAGATCGACGGTATTCCCGGTCCCCAGACGCTGGCGGCGCTGCGCGGCGCGAGCATCGTCCCCGCCGCCGCCCACCAGCCCGCCGTCGACGGATACTGGGGCGACGCGACGACCCGCCTACTCCAGGGTGTCCTCGGCACGACTGTGGACGGCATCGTGTCGTCCCAGGCGGCGGTGAACCGCGACGCGCTGCCCGGCTGCACGACCGGCTGGGAGTTTGTGCCCACCGAGGTCGCGGAAGGCTCCCTCCTCATCGAGGCCATGCAGACGGCCCTCGGTGTCGAGGCGGACGGCCTCATGGGGCCGGACACGGCGAACGCACTCGCCGCACGGTACGGACTGGAAGGCGACGGATGCCTGGATGCCCCGTCTCCGACGGTCGAAGCAATGCAGCGCGAGCTGCTGAATGGAGGATGGTAATCATGAGCGCACCGAAGCACGCTCTCACGACTGACCGCACCCGGTGGGCGGCTCTCACCCCCGCCCGCCGCAAGGCGATTTATGGCATTGTCGCGGCGCTCCTGGCGCTGGGCATGGCCTACGGGTACGTCACGCCCGAGCAGTCCACGCACTGGCTCGACGTGGCGGACAAGGCGCTGGGTCTGATCGCTCTCGTGATCGCCGCGTCTCACACGGGCGGGGTCTACGAGGCCCCGATCTACGGTGAGCGCGACGGGGAGGACTCGCCCCAGTGAACCCCGGCGAGGTCGTGGCCGTCATCAGTGCCTCCGGAGTTGCCTTCGGGGGCCTGGTGACGGCTGTGTCCGTCCTCGCTGGCATGAAGTGGGGACGAGAGAAAGCTAAGGCGGAGGCGCTCCTGGTCCGGGAGCAGGTCGGCAAGGCTCGCGCTGAGCGCGNGCAAGCCGAAACATCAGCTGCGCTGGAGGCTATCGCGGGGAAGATCGACCAGCGGTTGGACGCGCTGGAGGCCTCGCTGTCCGAAGTCCATCATGAGGTGACTCCGAATCATGGAGGCAGCATTAAGGACGCGGTGCGCCGCATCGAGCAGAACCAGGAGGGTTTCCGCTCGACGTTGGACGCGCACGGTCAGGTGCTTGCCTCCCACGGGCAGGTGCTCACCAATATCACTGAGCGCCAGGACCGCGATATGCGGGACCTGGGCGCTCGGATTGACAATATTCAGGAGACGGCGTGGGCGGAGCACGAGGCGCTCCGGGATACGCTCTCGACCATAGGAGCGTCGTCATGACTGCTTTCATTGAGGGGTCCGTGCAGACCCCCACCGGGCGTATCGTCCCCATGACGGTTCACGCGAAGCCCATCCCTGACCCTGGCAAGCTAGCGGACGGGACTGTGCTCGTCGCGGGTAATCTCGCGGCGGGTGTTCGCGCGCCGATCTCGGTCGCCCTGCACCCTGGGCGGTACCGCCTCCGGGTGTTCACACCGGCTGGCCTGCTGGCTGAGCGTGAGATGGACCTGGTGGACGATCAGCGGGTGACTATCGCGGAGTTGCTGGAGCCGACCACGGTCCCAGCGTCGCCTGCGGTTGATCCTGAGCCGCGAGCGCAGCCGGGCGTAACGCCACACGCCCCGCCTGCCCCGGCTGGGCCATCCGCCACACTCCCGGAAGGCTGGGACACACTGTAGGCGGCATAGCAGGAGGCCCCTCCAAGCTGATCGGCTTGGAGGGGCCTCGTCTTGTGTGCGCTCAGAAGGGTCTGGGGTCCTGTTATGCGTCCTGGTCGTGGCGACCCACCGCCATGCCCCACTCGCGGCGATACAGCTCCCACGCATGCCCGAGGAGGCGGCTCAGGATCACCAAGCTGCGGTCCATGCTGCGCTCGCGGCTCAGCACTTCGTCACACAGCTCCTCGAGGTTGAGCTGAACCAGCTTGATAAGCTGCTCGTCTGGGCTGGTGACACTGGGGACCCTAGCGAGGCTGGCGCAGCGTTTGAGGACTTCGGCGGCGGCTGCCACGTCGTAGTTCGCGCCCGTCTCGTAGTCGAGGTCGCCCATGCGGGCGGGGCGGGCGACGAGGGCCGGGGCGTGCGCGGTGTAGGAGCCGACGATGTTCCGCCAGGTCCAACCGACGTAGAGGGCGAGGTAGTTCACGAGGTCCATCCTCGTGTCTAGTTCGGTGTCGCCCGCGCCGGGCGCGCCCAGGCGGTCGACCTTGCGGGCGACGTTGGGGACGATGGAGAAGGCCTCGCCGCGTTTGCGCCAGGAGATGCCGTAGACGGCGGCTTTCTCGGAGGCGACGCGCAGGAGGAGGTCCTGGGGGCTGTTGCCGTAGTCCATGATGGTGTTGGTCCTTTCGGGTGGTCAGTTTTCGGAGTCCGCGGACTAGAAGCTCTCGCGAATGGACTGTGCGTTGCCGGTGAGGGTGTAAGCGGACATGCCCGCCCGCATCTTGTCCGAGACGTTCAGCATGTTCACGATGTCCTGAACGGTCTGCTCGTTCACGCCGGGCATGTCCGGGTTGGCCTGGGTAAGGCGGACGAGGACCTGCGTCCTGAGTCCCTTGTTCACGTTCGGGGCCAGCGGCTCGTACCCGTACAGCTCGACAACGGCCAGGAGCGGCTCGCGGTGGTGGCTCTCGTCGGCGGGGATGTCGAAGACCAGGGTCTCCTCGAGGCCGGAGCCTTCCCGCGCGATCCGCTCGATGGCCCCGTTAACGGTCACGTCGATGATCCCCCGGTCGACGGCGCAGAGGTCCGGGAACATGTTTGCGACGGCGTAGCCGACGTTCATGTCCTGGTGGAGGACGGCGGCCCCCAGGTAGACGGTTTCCGCGTAGGCGGCGCGGCGGATGAGGTCGGTCAGGTTTCGGCGGTCGTGGATGTCGATCTGTCGTGAGGTCATTGGTCTTGGTCCTTTCAGAGGGCTTCCGGATCGACGGGACGGACACGGAGGACGAAGTTCACGTGCGTGTGGTCGTCGTGGCGCTCCAGTACGTAGACGGCGAGCTTGCCGCTGTGCTCATTGGTGAGCGGGAAGAAGACGCGACCGCTCGTCTCGCGGCGGACGGTAAACAGGTCATCGAGCTGGGCAGCGGCGCGCTCGCGCTCATCGAGGGCGAGGCCGACCGGGAGAGAGGCGAGGTACTCGCCGGTCACCTCGTCGTCGGGGATAATGACGTGCCCCCGCTGGAGTACGGTTGACTTCATGGAGAACTCGAGGGCATCGAGTGCGTCCCTGAGAGCGCGAGCGCCTTCAAGGAGATCGTCTGTGATGGTCATGGCGGTTGGTCCTTTCTCAGTTGCCGAGCTGCTGGGTGATGCGGGCGATGTCGCGCGCGCCCTGCACCTGGAGGCGAATCGCGTTGAGGTCGCTTAGGCTGGCCTCGGAGATGCTGTAGGCGTACAGCACGCCCTCGGCCAGCACGTGGATGATCTGCCAGCCGGGCGCGCCCTCGACGGTGCGGTGGTCGATGCTGATCTGGTCGATCTTCTCGGCGGGGATGAGGCCGAACTTGCCGGGGACCCCGAGCTTGTGGTTGCGGGTCCAGTAGATGAGCTTGCCGGTGTTGTCGTTGACGGGGATTTCGATCTTGTTTGCCATGATGGTGTCCTTTCGGGGGTGGTGGGTGGGAGGCCCCGCCGGGTGGTGGGGCCTCCCTGGG